CTTTTTAAAGTGTTGCAAGAACAGGAAGTTAATTATATAGAAATCAAAATGAAGTATTAGAATGGTTGTAGAAATTATAGATGGAAATAGAACTTGGACTTTCAATACTAAAGAAAGTGGGGTTTTAAAAGAGTTAATTTCTGTATTTGAAAATATAGAAGAGGCTGAAAGAACTGTAAAAAACATAAATATAGAGTTTAAAGAGGGAACTTTTATCTCAGATATGCAAAGTATTTTTACAGAGATGGACAAAAAAGAAAAAATAGTAAAACAAATAGTAACTTTAAATGAAAAAGAAGTATAAGATATAATTTATATATTTGTGTTTTATTATTAAACATTAAAAAGAAAGAATGATAGTATTTGAATTAAAAGAAGGGGTTGAAAGACCAAAATATGAAACAGAAGGAGCTTCTGGAATGGATGTAGTTGCTAATTCTATAATTATGTCTTTCAAAGGAGATAAGAAGAATTCTGATGAGAAGATTTTGAAAATGCAGGAGGGTTTTAATGAGAGAGGTTCTATTAAAATAAGACCTTTTGAAAGAATTCTTTTTGGTACAGGAATTAGAGTGGCAGATATGGATCACAGATTTGAAATCCAAGTAAGACCTAGAAGTGGCCAATCTTTAAAGAAAGGTATTATGGTGGCCAATTCTCCAGGAACTATTGACTCAGATTATAGAGGAGAAATTGGAATTATTATTTATAATGCAAGTCCTTTTTTAACTACTATAGAAAAAGGAGAAAGAATTGCTCAGTTAGTTGTTTCTAGAATAGATAAAGTTCCTGTAAGTGTTTTAGGAGTTGATTCTAATAAAGCAACAGAAAGTAATAGAGGTTCTTTAGGTTTTGGCAGTACAGGAACAAAGTCATCAGATCAAATTTAAATTATGGAAAATAAAGAAAAAAATAAAGAGTTATTTGATTTATTAAAATCTCTAGGATTTAGACATATCTTAACTCAAACTTCTAATCAATACCATGTAAATGAGTTTGGTAGTCAAGTAAGAGTTAGTCATAATGGTTTAATCACTTTTTTAAATAATAAAGGAAATGTAGTACACTCTGATTATAACTTAGAAAAAAGAGAATTTATTGATTTTTCTAAGCAAAGATATTAGATATAAAACTCCGAGATAATTGATAAATCTCGGAGTTTTTACTTAAAATTCTAATTTTTCTGCATTTTCAATTAAAATGTCCCAATCTACTTGCTCATTTAATACTTCATAAGGAACCACATTTGCATTTATTCCAGATTGTTTAAGATAGAAATCTATGTATTTACTTACAGTTTTATCTAATTTTACTTTATTCTTATTGTAAGTCCCTTCTTTTCTCCACTTAGAAATAAGTTTTTTTCTAAATGTACTTTCAATAGCATTCCTAACTTTTTCTCTTTTTTCTTTGTATTGTTTTTTATGGTATTCTTCACCATCTAAATGCCAATCTAAAATTACATCTTCTAAAACATTTTTTTCTTTGTAATCATAAATTCTATCTGCAGAAAAATTTCTTGTTATTTTTTCAATTCCTTGGTTTTCTTCACTTAAAGCATTTTTTAGAACTTTAACTCCTTTTCCAGGAACTCCTAAAGCAACCCCTCCAATATTTCCAATACCTTCAAGTAAAAATTCTCCTCCAGTAATAGAACCTTCTTCAAATTGTTCTATAGATTTTACTGTATTTGTAACTCCTCTTTTCATAAAATTTAAAAATATCTGAGCATCTACAATATCTTTGACTTTAGTTGGGTCTGTCCATTGATCTAATTCTGTAGTCATTGAAGTTCTCATATTTACTAAATAGTTGAAATAACCTTCATAGTACTTCATCTTTTCTACAATTTCTTCTGGTTCATCACTATCTTCTACTAACATTTCCATTAAGAGAAGTTTTAACCCTGTACCTAGTAAAGCAAATCTAAGAGTTGTATTCATTTTATCAGCAACTTCTTGTGCAGATTCAGAAATAATAGCTCTGTCTTTATCAGAAATATTACCTTTTCCTATTAATTTAATAGATTCTGTTCTTGAAGACATTGGAATATCTAATAAATATAGAGAGTTAGTATTAATTACAGTCCTTACTGTTTTAGTTAAAACTTCAAGTAAATACCCCAAAGACATCATCCAATCAGATTTTGCAATTCCAAAATTAACTTTATTCTGCTTTGTCATAGTTCTAATTACAAGCATAGTTCCAAGAATAGAAGCTCCTCCCATAAGAAGGCCTCCAAATGGCCCTACTGCTGAAGCAACTAAAGCTACTCTTTTTAAACTAAGATTTTGTAATGCCATGTGCATTGCTAATACTGGAGCATGTTCAGCTAAAATTACTTTTCTACCTTTAATATTTATATCTCCTGTAGCTAAATTTACTTGTTTTGTCCCCCACTGGTTATTTAAGTTTTCAAAAGACCACTTTAACATTGCTATTACAGCTTTACTTGTAGCAGAAGTATCCATTCCTATTTTTTCTCCACTAAAATCCCCATGTAATTTATCTTTTATGGTTCTATATTTAGCTACAAAAGCTGATAAATCTTTACTGTCCTCTTCATTTAACCACCCATTTACATTATTATCTGTATTAAATTCAGGCAAAAAATTCATATTTTTATCAAAAGGGAGTTTCTTAGTTTTTGGATTAAAAAAAGGAACTTTTATAATACTACCATCAGACAACTTTTCTTCTATCATTACATTTTGTAACATAGAAAGTAGTAATTCTCCTTGGTTATGATATTCTGGATTATTCATAGCAAAGTCTCCTAAGAATTCTTTTAATTTACTATTAACTAAAGAAACTTTAGCAACTCCTGTATTCTCTCCTACAATCTCATCATAAACTTTGTCTAACAGATTAAAGTTCATTAATAAACTCTTAAAGATTTCTAATTGTTCTGTTCTTTCAGCACTGAAAGTTCTATGGCCAGTGTATTTTCCAAAGTTGCTCCCTAATAAAAATTTTCTTGCAACAAACAAATTACTAGTAGTAAATCCTCTAACTCCAGAAGCAGCAGCTTGATTGTTTTGATGCATCCCTGCCATTCTGTTTTTTATTCCTGTAACTCCTGAAATACTTAAAAGAGCCTGGTACATATTATTTGTAAAACCTTTAATAACAGATCCTGTAATAACATCTAAACCTAGATTATCAATTTTCCAATCTAGATACTCTTTATAAATCTCATCTATTTCATCAAGTTCTATTTCTTTTTTATTTCCCTCAGCATCAGTTTTATAATAGGTTTTTGTTTTTGTGTCTTTATTAGTTTCTGTAGAATAAGAATTTCCATCAAAATCAAAAGCATAAGCATCAGTACTATTTTTCTTTTCTTCTTCCCAAACTTCAGCTAAAGCTTTTTCTGCAGGAGAATATACTTTAGGAAATAAAGTCCATTTTTTTCTTTCAAAGTTTGAAATAAAAGAACTTTTATCAGCTCTATGTCCTATTTTATATAAGTTCTGTTGCATTGAAAGTCTTAAATGGCTAGAAACATTTAAACCATCAGCACCAGCACTTCTTATGTAATCTTTTATGAGTTCATGACCAGTTTCAGAATTTTTCCTAGCTGCCATAGAACTTACTACATCTAATTGAGTGTGAATTCTTTTTCTTAAATCTAAAGAAGAAGACCTATTTAATTGTTCTTGAATAATAGCTTCAACAAATTCCTCTTTAAATACATCCAAGTTTATATTTGCTGTATCAACAAACAATTCTAATTTTTTAGCTTTTTCTTGTAAAGATGGGATAGACCAATTCATCATGGTCTTTTTCATTTCATAATATTGAGCTTTTCCATAAGAAGCTATTCTTTCTTGAATTTGCTCATCTTTTTCAAAATCATAATCATCTAAATTTTTTCTATTTTGAAATGGGCCATTATCTACAAAACCCCTATATACATTTAGAAATCCTTGTGTAACTACTTTCTTTACTTTCCCAGCACCAGAAAGATTTTTCATTGCTTCCCTACCAAGATCATCTCTTAAAGACATAATACTATTAAAAGAACCTTTAGGATTTCTTGATTTTGTATATCTTAAAATATCTGAAAGAGCTTTATAAAAGTCAGGAAATTCTGCAACATTTGAGTTTTCTAATTTTTTAAAATCCTTGCTATAATAAACATCATAATTTTCTTGACTTAAACTTGGAATTTGAGAAGTATATTTAGGTAAAGGATAAGCAAAAGTTGTAGGATCATAGGTTTGATAATCATTTGAATAAAAATGTTTTATAAAAAACATTGGGTTCATAGTGAGTCTTCTCTCTGTATTAGTTTCAGGATCTTCTAAGAATCTTTTAAGACTTGCAACAGATTTTTTAATGGATATTTCAAAAGCAATATTTCCCATTTTTTCTCTCATCTTTTTCTCATACTTCTTCATCTCCTCTTCAGAGGCTGTAAAAAATCCTTCATCTTTAAAATCAGGATGATTTCTATACTGAGCAGCAATAGAAGAAATCATATAAGGTTTTATATAGTCATAATGAATCTTTTTGCTATCCATCATTACTTTATAATCTTGCACTACTTCATTACTTCCTGTGTATAAAGAAGCTAAGAATTTTTTTCGTTGTTCTTTAACTATTTCTACTTTCTTACCATAAGCATCTGTGAAAGGAGTAATTAAAGTATCTGTGATGACTCCAAAAATGTTCTTTTTAAACATCATGTCTGTCAACAACTCATCCCCAACTTTTTTATCTCTAATTTTGTAGAATAGAGGGTCTAATCTTGCTTTTAATCTACTTACTATAGCTACTTCTTTATTCTCATTGACAGCTCTAATTAAAGCTCCTAATTCAATTAAAATGTTATCATAACTTCTATCTCCAAGTATCTCTCCACCATATTTAGAACCATCAGCTAAAGTTAAATCTTTAACTAGTTCCTGTACTTTTTCAAAAAATTCTTCTTGTTCAGCTTTAGTTTTAGTTTGCATAGCACTAGAAACAATATCATTATCTTCAATCAAACCTATAATAAAAGTCTCTAAATTACTATCATATATTTTTTCTAATTCTGTTACTTCACTCTTTAAATATCCAAATTCCTCTTTATTAAACAAATTATAAAATCTTCCCTCTCTAATGTCTTTCTCTTCACCTTCAAAAAATTGTGTTCTTAATCCTTCAATCCTACTTCTTACTAGATTTACATCAAAAGATTTTGCAATCTCAGTAACAGATAAATCTTGATTAGTAATCAAATCTTTTAAAATTTGAATTTCATTTAAAATAGAGTCTTTTATATAATCTTTATTTGTCTCATCAAATTCTTTAACTTCATCTCTTATACTATTTATAACAGCATTTATTTCATCAACTTTGTTTTGGTCTTTATTAAAATATTGAGATCTGGTTTTTTCTAGCTTTTCAATTAGCTCTAATCTAGCATCTTTCCAAGTATTCTCTGTAGACTGTTTTAATTTTTTTTGAGGTAGAGCAAACCTCATTGGCATATCTTCTTGGTCTTCTAAAGCTAAATAACTAATTTCTTCATCATTTAAAGTTTTAATTAGCTCAGTGTTTAAGTTATTATAAGTTTTCTCATCTTTATAATCTTGTTCAGAAAATAACTCTGGGTCTGTAAAATCTATTGGCTCTTTACTTTCTTTAACAAAATTTAAGAATTCTACTGCTGTAATGTTCCCTTCTTTTAAATCAAATGCTTTTTTTAATTTTCCAGAAACTTTCATTGTAATACCTACACCATTAGTATAATTAGTATTTATTCCTCCAACAGAACCAAATTCTAAACTATTAAATCTAACATTTAATTCTTTTAAGAGTTTAGTAGCTTCATTTTTAGCTCTATAAAACCTAACTTTCTTTTCTTTTAAATTGTAGTCAAAAGGGATATAAACCCCCAAACTATCAAATTTAGCTTTGGGATTTATTCTGTATGCTTCTTTTCTAATGGTGTTTATTGTACAACTCATAATTTTATTTAAACTTTTACAAATATAACTTTAATTACTCACATTGTAATTCAGGTAAAGCATCAACTACAGCTAATACAGAAGGTACTTTTTGAAAAGGAAGACCATCTTCTGTGTTAAATGAAGATTCCATATAAAAATTATCTTCTATTTTTCTTACCTCACTTCTAATTAAACTTCTTGGATATTTTTTAGCTACTTCTTTTAAAGCTGCTATTTTAGTGTTAATTAAAGCTTGATCTGTGTACTCTTTTGTTGATTTTACAGGTTTTTTAAAACTATCTAGTGCTTCTTTTTTAAATTCATCACTTAATATCCAAAATTTAACACCATGTACATTTTGTTCTTCCCCAATAATATAATCTTTTACAATGTCATAATCTTTTTCTTGTTGCCACATCCCTACAGCATTTAAAGTATTCCCAACATTTATAGTAAAAACTTTAATTTTTTCTGACAGTTTTCCAGATAAATCTGTATAAGTAGAATAGTGTGTTGGTATAATTCCAGTCTGTGCTTCGTTATACCATTTTAATTTATTATCATAGTCAGAATCATCTACATATTTTCTATCTTTAACACTCTCAATATTTTCTTTTAAATTCTCTTTAGTTTGAGTTGGTTGAATACCTTGTAAATTACTTAAAAATTGTTTTGCTTCTGGTTCTGTATCAAAAAATTCAACAAGTATTGACATTCCTTGAAAATTTTTAACTGTATATTCTAATCTCCAATTATCTCTATTTTTAGTTAAATAATAATCTAAAACTTTTTTACCTTTTTTAATCTCAGGTTTAACTAATTTACCATATTTTTGATCTAATATTTTATTAATGCCATCAATAATCTTTTTAGTTTGATAAGGAATGTTTTCATCATATTCTAATCTAAAGTTATTACCTGTTAAAGTAATCCCTAATTCATTATGATGATGTGCTAAATTATCTACAATATCTGCAAGATTAGGTTGTACAGCATTTACATTATTTAAAGAAGGATATTTAGTATAACTGACTCCAATTAATTCAGATTTTTTATCTTTATTAACTTTTTCAGAAGCATCCCAAACACTACCACTATATACATCAGTATTTGCAGCCCATAATATATCATTTGATTGTGGGAATATTTTAAATTTTATTTTACCTCCACCACCTTCTAAATGACCTATTTTTTTATCAACAGGTTTAGTAAATGCAGATATAGCAAATTTACCTCCAGCTTTTTCATTATCTTCTATATGAGATAATAAATTTTGCATCATAAGATTTACATCAAAATCAGAATAAGCTCCTACAACAGAACTAAACTCTTGCCCTCTACTATATATTTCTTCAGGATTATATTGAATATTATTTACTTTTTTCCACTCTTCTATAATTTCTTTAGATTGTTCATATTCTTTGTTTTTTTCTATAAAACCATTAATTAATTTTTCTTTTTTATATTGCTCAATACTTTTATCTAGTGCAGCATTATCAGCTTCTTCTTTTGTATTAAAAAACATTTGATTTTCAGTAGTATTTGGATAAACACCATAATCAGATTTTTTTACTACAATAAATTTACCTGCATATTTATCTTTTAATTTTTGTATTTCATTGTTATAATCATCGTTATATTTTCCATCTTTCATAAAAGCTATTTCTGCTCTATTTGAAACATAATAATTTTTAAAATCAGATGGTAGATTATTTTTATCGACTTTTATATTATTTATACTAATATTATCTAAATCAACATTTTCAACATTTTTAGCTAATTCACTAATATGATTACTAGCTTCTTGATAAGTTTTAAATTTCATATTATCAGGAGTAGTATATTCTACTTCATTTCCAGGTAATATAAGTTTACTATTAGAATAAGCTAATAAATCAGCTATATCGTTAAGCGTAGCATATTTTATATCTGCTGGATTAACTTCCTCCTTAAACAATAAATTCTCTATTTCTTTACGGGAATACTCTTTATTTTTATATGTGTATATACAAGCCATAATTATTTTAAATTTAATTTAGAACCGTGGTATTGTTTATTTTCAAAAAGATATGAATATTCTTTATAAGAAATTCCTTTAGCTAATTTTGTTATAGCGTACCTTTTATTTTCATTATCAAATAATTTTCTTGCTATATCAATAGGACAAACTCCTTTATTGTATAATATTGCAATTTGTTCTATAATTTCTTTAGAAAATACTTGCTGTTTATTATTCTTGCCTTTTATTTTCTTTCTTTCCTTAGACACAGAAAAGTTTATTTCCTTCTTAATGTCTTGTGCTATTTCGTTTTTATATATAAGACTTTTAACTTGTGATTCTGGTATATTATATTTTTTAGAAATATCAGAACAACTTAACTGTTTATAATCCTTTAGTATATTTATACTAACATTTTTAGACAAATCACTTCTTCTTTCAAATCTACAACCTAAATTACTTCCAGCAGTAGGAGACAAATTATATTGTGGATTAAGATTATCAATAAACCATTGTTCCAATTTAATGAGGTACTTTTTTGGACATTTTGCTAAAATTTCAAATTTAAAATTATTAATGCCATATTTATTTACAGCATTTTGCAAGTAGCTATTCGCATGTAATTGCTTTTTCAAGTCTCTTTTGTGTCTGCTAAATCTAACATTAAATTTAATAGCACTGCCTATATAAAACTTATTGTTTTTTATATTCGTTATCTTGTATATACCACTATTCATTACTTACAGTCCTCCTTTATTAATCCTTTTT